ATGAAAACCGACACCCTTCAAACCATAGCCACCGTAGCCCACAAAACCAGCTACGCAGGCGCGGCAGGCGGCTTCTGGGGCTGGCTCACCAGCAACGCCACCTTGGGCCTGTTGGGCCTCTTGGTAGCCCTATGCAGCATGCTCATCAACGCTTGGTACAAACGCAAAGCCGACCTACGCGCAGCCGCTGAGCACGAACTACTCATCAAAGAACGGCAAATCCGCTTGGAACTCTTGCAAACTGAAATCCGTACGGAACACACCCCATGAGTGCCCCCCAACGCACGGCCATAAGCGCCCTAGCCTTAAGCGCAGCGGGCCTCGTCGCCATAGCCCAATACGAAGGCTATCGCGGTGCAGCCTACGATGACGGCGTAGGCGTACAAACCATAGGCTTCGGCACCACACGCGGCGTACAAAAAGGCGACCGCATCGACCCCGTGCGTGCCCTCCAACGCCTAAATGCCGATGCGGCCATTTTTGAACGCCAACTCGCCCTCTGCATCCATGTCCCCCTATATCAGCATGAATGGGATGCCTACGTCTCATGGGCCTACAACGTAGGAGCCGCTGCCGCCTGCAAATCCACCTTAATAAAAAAACTCAACCGTGGCGATTATGTGGGCGCGTGTAATGAACTACCACGCTGGAACCGAGCGGGCGGACGAGTATTACCCGGCCTCGTCAAACGCCGTCAAGCCGAAAAAAATACTTGTTTGGGAGTATCCAAATAATGCCATTCAATATACCGATTTTTGCAGCAGTGTTGGCGGGCCTGCTTTCTTTTACCGTCGCATGGAATATTCAAAATTGGCGCATAGGCAGCCAGATAAGCCATTTACAGGCCGCGTATGCCCAAGAACAATTGCAACAACAGGAGGCCGCCCTTGAAACCCAAATCGCCATTGACAAAAAATACCAAGCAGCCTTCCACGCCGCCAGCGAGCGAGAATCTGCGCTGCGCGTGGAAGTGGAGCATCTGCGCGTTGCTCGTGACCGGTTGCGCGCACAGTCCGCAGATATCGAACAGCGCCTTGCTACAGCTTCCCGCGCCGCCGCCATTGAATACGCCACTGCCAGCGCAGCCGTATTCAATGAGTGTCAAAATGCAATTGCACAATTGGCACAGCAGGCTGATGGGCACGCAAGTGATGTCCGACACTTTATCGAAGCATGGCCCGCCAAATGACCCCGACCATGACTGACCCCAAAACCCACCAAACAGGCGGTACCCACTACCTTAATCTCGATGAGGTTCGTCTTGAGTTATCCCTCCCCGTTGGATTTGAAGGAAATAAAATTACGGAATGGAGTGAGCGGATAATTATCGGAAACATTCCAAACAATCCAGCGGAATTTGAAATTAAAGAAAACAACCCCAACGCCACCGCTTCAGTAGAGGTTGTGGTAAAAACAGGAACGTTGTAAGAAGATGGTTGTATCAAAAATCAATCCTGAAAAAATAACGTTTGCAAGGGAGCGGCGAAAATTTACCAAGAAGCAACTGGCAAGTTTTTTAGGGATTACTGCACGCACGCTACAAAATTACGAACAGGGAATATCCACCCCGGATAAGGATATGTTGACCCTTTTATCGGAAAAACTTGATTTTCCTGAATCATTTTTTATAATTGATGGAGATATACCGGAAATTAAAGAACATGGTGTGAGTTTTCGCAAGTTGTCAAAGATGACGGAGGCCATGAAGCGTTGTATTTTTGCTTCTGGCGCAATGGCATTTATGCTGAACCAATGGCTGGAGGAGCGATTTCATTTGCCTGCATCTGATTTGCCAGACCTGAGCGAACTTGACCCCGAGACCGCAGCCGTTACTTTACGCAGCATGTGGGGGTTGGGTTATGCGCCGATTCCAAACATGATAAACTTGCTGGAATCCAAAGGCATTCGTATTTTTTCTTTGCCCTTGGATATCCGTGAGGTAGATGCATTTTGCACATGGCACGAAAATGTACCTTATATTTTCCTGCATACCGGAAAATCCGGCGAACGCAGCCGTTTTGATGCTGCGCATGAATTGGGGCATTTGGTAATGGATGCCTACAGCATGCGTCATGGCGGGGAGCGTGAGGAAAAAATGGAGAAAAGGGCAAATGAGTTTGCTGCTGCTTTCCTCATGCCAAAATACAGTGTGATTGCCAATCAGCCACCAGCTATGATGACGAGATATTTGATGAAACTCAAACACCATTGGGGGGTATCATTGGCCGCATTGGTTTATAGATTGAATGCTTTAGGTTTGCTTGGTGAATGGCACCATAGAACCCTTTGTATGGAAATAGCGAAAAAGGGTTGGCGTACCAATGAGCCAGAGCCCATGGATAGGGAAATTTCCCAACTCTTGCCGAAGGTGTTTGACATTTTGCACAACCAAGGTCAAGACTATACGGACATTGCGCGTATTCTTTGCCTAGCAGCCGACGAAATTGATTCTCTCTCATTTGGGCAGGCAAGGCGATTTGCTTTGGTCTCGCCACCTCGTTTACGCCTCGTGCGTGGCAAGGCTCAAATTAAGCCGTTGGCACGGTTGCAGCAAGCCGTCCCAGCGCCTGAAAATGCGGCCCATGTGTAAAAAACGCTTTTTTGATACATGATCCGCGCCGCCGCCATTGAATACGCCACTACCAGCGCAGAAGCTGATGGCCACACAAATGATGTCCGCCACCTCCTTGAAGCCTGGCCTGCCAGATGACCCCGACCATGACTGACCCCAAAACCCACCAAACAGGCGGCGCCCACTACCTCAAAATGGGCATACAGCCAGTGGAATACATCATAGCCAACAACCTTGATTATTTAGAAGGCAACGTCATCAAATACGTCTCGCGGCACAAAAACAAAGGCGGGGCGGAGGATATACACAAAGCCATCCATTATTTAAAATTCATCTTGGCTAGGGATTATGATGAATAACGCACAAGTCACATTTGAAATACACCACGGCGAAGCGCTGCAATGGTTGCGTGGTTTGCCTGACAACAGTGTGGATGCTGTAATTACCGACCCGCCGTATTCTTCCGGTGGATTCAGTGATGCAGCCAAGGCCAAACCACCTGCTGAAAAATACCAAAGTGGTGGTACTTTGCGTCAATATCCTGCATTCAGGGGCGACAACCTCGACCAGCGCAGCTATATGTCGTGGTGCTGTTTGTGGATGGAAGAATGCTGTCGAATCTTGAAAGACAACGGCTATTTTTTAGCCTTCACCGATTGGCGGCAATTGCCGGTCACGACGGACAGCGTACAGGTTGGCGGAATATTCTGGCGTGGTGTTGTTGTGTGGGACAAAGGGGACGGAGCGCGTGCGCCGCACAAAGGCTACTTTAGGCACCAATGCGAATACGTAGTCTGGGGCACCAAAGGCAGCGTGGTGGCAAGTCATCCCGAAGGCCCGTTTGCTGGTTGCATCAAGGAAGTGGTGTTGCAACGCGACAAACACCACCTCACTGGCAAACCCACAGCCCTCATGCGTGAACTGGTGCGCTGTTGCCCTAGGGGGGGGGCTGATTGTTGATCCATTTTGCGGCAGTGGCTCCACGGGTGTTGCCGCATTGCTGGAAAACCGGCGCTTCATGGGCTGCGAGCGTGAGGCTGCCTATGTAGAGATTGCCCGAGCCAGACTGCATGAGGTAAGCGAACCGTTGTGTAAGTTACAGACACCACGGCAACCGGCCTTGGTATAGAAACCAAGCCATGCAAGAGCGACCGGACGGCTGGCGACCGGACGGCTGAAATTGTCGCCTTCAAGAAAATCACCCCCCCAATCTCCCCCCATTTTTTAAATGAAAGCTAGTATTTATAAGGGTGTTCGATTCATCTCACCGGCACCAAGGGACAGTACGGCCCCACTCTGGATATTTTTCCATCAGCGGGGTTTTCTTTTGTCCGCAGCGTTTGAGTTGTCCATAGCAGACGCTACCATGCGCTCCATTCCTCAATCACAATGGAGACTGCGCA